AGGCCGACGAGGTATCGGCCAGCTGCTGGGCTTTGTCGTTAAGCTCGAAGTTGGTCACTTGCCACCTGCCTTGCGCGCGGCGCGCGCGATCTTCTGGATGGTGGCCGGGCCGATGCCCTTGATGCCGGCGAGCGACTTACGCTTGCCCTCAGTGTTGATCTCGCTCAGCAGCTCGTAGCCGGCGTCCTCGAGCTGGTTGACGACACGGCCCGGCAAGTCGAGGTCTTCGATGCGCTGGCAGCCGTTCTCTTTGCGCCAGTGGCCGGCCAGGCGGTGGATGGCGCCCTTGATGAAGTGCTTGTGCTCGCCGGCCATGATGCCGTCGATCAGCCCGCAGAAGATCATGCGGTGTTTCTCCGCCTGGTCGAGCGGCTTGCTGCTGACCATGTACCAGCGGTCGGGCTCGTGGATGTGCACCTGGTTGAAGGCCAGTTGCACGATCACGGCGCCGTCCTCGCTCTTGATCGTGGCGTGCGGCCCCGGATCCTCGCCGGCCTTCTCGGCGGGCGCCTTCTCCTTGCGGGCCAGCTCGGCCTCCAGCTGCTGGACGCGCTGCCGGGCTTGATGGCGGACTTGAGCCAGCTCCTTCTTGCCGGCCGCCTTCTCGGCGGCCAGGCGGTCGGCGCGTTCGCGCTGCTGGTCGGCGTCGGCCTTGGCCTTGTCCCGGCTGGCGGTCGCGCGCTCGGCGAGACGCTGGGCGGCCAGCAGCTCCTCGCGGAGCTCCTGGTTCTCCAAGGCCAGGCGGATGGCCTCGTCGTAGGGGTCGAGCGAGACACGCGCGGGCGCGCCCTCGCTGGCGTGGGCGTATGCGTTCATCGTGGGCTCCATCGGTGGTGGGCGGACGTCAGGCGCGATGGCTGGCCAGCTGCCGGCGAAGCTCGTGGTTGTCCTCGCAGACGGCGACCACGGCTTCCAGGAAGGTGGCGGGCTTCTTGAACATGCCGGAGCGCCGAATGACCTCATCCAGGTGGCGGCGCGCCTCGTCTTGATCCTCGAGCTGGTCGGCCAGGCTCACCTTGTCGTCTTCCAGCTCCTGGTTGCGCTGCAGGACCTGCTCGCAGAACGGGCAGTCCGTCGCCGCGACCGGGGTAAGGGTGTGGGCCAGTGATGTCATGCCGCCTCCTTGAGCACTTTGCGGGAACCGCTGTTGTCCATGGGGGAAACCACGCCCTGGCGCTCCAGGTCCTCGATGAGGCGCGCCGCGCGGTTGTAGCCAATCTTGAAGTGCCGCTGTACGGCCGATATCGACGCTCGCCGGCTCTCGATCACGAAGCCGCGCACCTCGCCCAGCAGCGGGTCGGGCTCGTCGGTACCGGGCGAGGCGGGCGTCGGTGCCGCCTCCTCCATGCTCTTGAGCTCGGGCACGGCCTCGCCACCCAGGCCGACCAGCAGCAGCTTGATGACGTCGCGCAGGGCGTTGGCCATCAGGATGAAGTCGGTTTCCATCCGAATGATGGCGTCGTCGCCATCGTCGGCCTGGCTGGCCTCGTCCAGCAGGGCGTCGGAGAAGCGCAGGCCCTTGAGCGTCAGGCCGTCGGTCAGCGTCAGCGATACGCGCTCGTCGAGTGTGATGCTCAGCTGGGCGGCCTGGCGGCCGGACTCCAGCAGCCGCTGCATGTCGTCGGTGTCGAGGTCGACATGCTTGGCCGTCACCTTGCCGTCGTCGCCTTGCTCACGGAGCTGCACGCTGTCGCCGACCTCCAGCCAGGACGGGCGAAGGCTCGGGTCTTGCAGCCAGTGCGTCATGACTCTCATGGGCAGGGAGTGAGTAGCGACCGGCACCACCTTCAGGCTGCCCAGCGTGGCGCGCAGCAAGTCCAGTGCCTCCTCGGCACGCTTCGCCGACGAGGTGTTGACCGCGATCATGCCGCCGGCCATGTCCCACCAGAGGTCGACCCGATGGCTGCGCACGAAGGCGCGGGGCAGGAACTCCTCGTAGACCTGCTCCTTGATGCTCATCTTCTCCGCGCGCGGTACCGGGCCGCCGCGAACGGTCTCGATCTCCTCGCAGCGGGCCTCCACCTCCTCCTTCACCACGGACGAGGGCAGGATTCGCTCCTGGCGCTGCATGGTCAGCAGGAACTGACCCTGAATGGCATGGACCAGGGTCTCGCTCTTGCGGCCGGCTGGTGGCACCCAGCCCAGATGCTTGGCTTCTTGGCCGCCCATGTCGCGGGTGGCGAAGCGGCCCATGGCTTCGGCCAGGGCTTCAACGGCGATGCTGCCGGCGGCGGGCAGGCGGTACAGACGAAGGTTCTTGAACCACATGGCGATTCTCCAGGTTGAAGGGCGCGGCCAGGTGGCCGCGCAGGGTTAGGCGGTGGCGAACATGTCGCGCTGGCGTTGTTGGTCTGCTGCTCGCGGCGACAGCCACAGGCATTCGGTGCGCTTCACGCTGCCGAAGCGACTGGATCCGGACGTGGGCAGCGTCACGCGCATCCAGCCGGGTAGGCGGTTGTTGTAGAGCGTGGAGTCGTAGCCGCTGATCACCACGAAGCCCTGCAGGTGTCTGACGGACTCCAGCAGCGTCTCGTGCTCCTCGACGCTCATCTCGTGGCGGTAGTAGCGGCTGCTGCCCTGACTGCGCGTCTCCGGCAGGTAGGGCGGGTCGACGTAGTGCAGCGTCTCCCGGCTGTCGTGCTGCGTCATGACGTCGATGGCCGGGCGGCTTTCGATCACCACGTTGCGGAAGCGGTCGGCGAACTCGGGTATCGCATCGGCGACACGGGCCCAGGCGTGCGCCACACCCAGATAGACGCCATCCGGGCGCGTGAAGGTGCGCATCCCCGAGTTGCCGCGCGTGGCGCCGGCCGAGCCGAAGCTGGCCCAGGCGCGCAGCAGGGTGCGCCGGGCCTGTTCAATGGGATCGTCGGCCGGATCTTGCGATAGATCGAACTCGGCGCGGGCGTAAGGCGTGAAGCGGCAGAGCTCGGCCAGGCGTTCGGCGCTCGCCGGGTCGCGCAGCACGCGGAACACGTTGACGATCTCGCCGTCCAGGTCGTTGTAGACCTCGGCTGATACCGGCGGCTTCTGCATCAACACGCCGGCGGCGCCGCCGAAGGGCTCGACGTAGACCTGGTGGCGCGGGAAGTGCGATATCACCCAGCTGGCGATGCGCCACTTGCCGCCGTGGTAACGCATGACAGGGCAGTGCATGAGGCAGCCTCCGTATGAAGGCCGCCTCAGTGGGCGGCCTTGGGGTCGGGTTTCTCGGGGCGGTGAAGCGAAAGGCTGGCGGCGACCTGGCGCACCCATATCGGCGTCGAGCCCAGGGCGAACGTCTCGCCGCTCCACGCCAGCAGCAGGGTGGTGCCCATGACGCCGGCAATGGCCTCGGCGGCCGGCGCCGGCACCGCGTTTCCGATGCGCTCTCGCCAGGCGCTGTCGTTCAGCCCCTCCAGCTCCAGGTGCTCGCAGGGATCGACGAGGCCTTGCAGCGCGGCGAGCTCGAGCGTCGTGAAGGGCCGGTGCCAGCAGCCGTCCAGCGACCGGATCACGGCCACCAGCTTGTCGTTGGGCTCGGGCAGGCGCGGGTCGGCCACCGACCAGCTGCCGTTGTCGTGGCCCGCCGATGCCGAGACGGCGCCGCATGGCGCGCGCCAGGGCACGACGCCGTAGTGTCCGGCGGTGAGGTAGTGGTCACCCTTGCCGCGGCTCAGGCCGGGCCGTGGGTCGGCGACGGCATAGGCGCCCTGCCCGGTGGTGCTGCCGGATATGACGGTGCCGCTGCGCTCCTCCCAGCGGGTGACCATGTACTTGCCGAATGACGGCCCTTCCCGGCGAGGATCCGCGACGGCGAAAGCGCCTTGCCCGGGCGACTTCTGCCCGGTGATGGCGCCAGTGGGGCCGTCCCAGCGGCGGACGCCGTAAGCCTGGCCGTCCTTCCACTTGGCCGACTGGTTGAAGCGAGGGTCTGCTACGGAGAACTTGCCGTTCCCCGGGCGACTGGCGCCGGACACAGTGCCGGCCGCTTCTCGCCAGTCGTGCACGCCCAGGTAGCCGTTGTTACGCCCCTCGGGTACCAGCAGGTAGTCCTTGAGAAAGCCGTCTTCGACTGCCAGCCGGTTCAGCGACCGCCAGTCGCTGCCGGCCTCCACGAAGGCGAGCCTGACCCACGTCTTCCATTGCAGGCGCGGGATACGGTGCATGGCGCCGGCCAGCTCGTCGCCGGGCAGCGGCATGTCGCCCAGCACGTCGCCGACGGCGCGCAGCGGGCGGCAAACCGGCTCGTAGAGGAAGGGCGGCACCTTCTCGGCGTGCCTGGCGACCAGCAGGAAGCGCTTGCGGGACTGCGCCAGGCCGCCTATTTCGCCGCAATCATGCGTGGTCTCCGCGACGTGGTAGCCGTAGTGCTCGAGCATGGCCACGATGCGATCGAGGAGAGGTCGGCCTCGGTTGGCGATCCTCGGGACGTTTTCGAAGATCACCAGCTCCGGCGGGTCGTCGGCGAACGCTTCCATGGTCAGCCACATGCCGCGAAGCGTCAGGCGGTTGAGCGCCTGGTAGCGGGGCGTGGTGCTGCGCGACTGCGACAGCAGGCCGCTGAACCCCTTGCAGGGCGCACTCAGGAAGACGATGTTCGGCGTCTCGCCGCCGGCTGCCGCCTGAATGTCGGCGGGCGTGGCCTCGCGCCAGTCCGCCGGCGGCTCCGCGCCGTGGAAGGCTCGGTACTGGTCACGATCGAACAGGTCGAGCGCGGTACCGGGCGCGCCGGACAGGCGCTGGAAGTCGGCGATGGCGCCAGGGTCGACGTCGATTCCGCCGATGCAGCGGAAGCGCGCCTCCATGTTGCCGACGCGCGCGTTCCCGCGGTTGAAGCCCTTGGCTCCGCCTCCCAGCCCGCAGAACAGGTGGAAGTGCCGAATCTCGCGCTGCTCAATCATGCGTGCCGTCCTCCAGGTTGGCCTTGATCCACTCCAGTTCGCCGGCATGGCCGGCGTCCTGAAGCACGACGCGCCCCTCGGGGTCGCGGATGATGCGGTGATGGCCGCCGCTCCCGCGGCGCGGGATGCGCTCGACCTGGTAGCCGTGCCGCGCCCACTTGGCGTTCGGTGAATCGGGGTGCGGCTGGCCGGTCATAACAGCCAGGCCTCGAGCTGCTGGGCGGCGAGGGCATTGGCTTGGGCGGCCTGGTGCCAGGCCTCGAAAACGGTGTCGATGTCGTGCATGTCGGTCTCCTCGAGCATGAAAAAGGCCACCTCGGTGGGGTGGCCTATCAGAAGTGGTTGAGCCGCCTGGCGCGTCGTCGCGCGCGGCGCTTGGCGGCGTGCCGCTGGTGAGCCTTCACGCTGCCGTACTTGGGCTTGCGCGGCGCCTCGTGGCGAGGTATCGGGATGCCGGCCCATGTCCGGGCCTTGGTACCGAGCATGGCGGCGATGCTGGTCAGCAGGTTCATGCCGCCTCCTGGTCGTCGTCGGGCTTGGCCGCCTTGCCGCAGAAGGGGCAGAAGTTGGCGGTGACGAAGGTGTCGATCTTCTGGCGCTTGAGGCCGTCACCGTTCTTCTTCGGAACCCAGGCCTCGCCCTGGTAACTGATCATGAACGGCGACATAAGCTGGTTGCCGGCCATGGCGAAGCCGTACCCCTTGAGATTGGCTTCGAAGTCCTTGAATCCTTCAGGAAGCTTCGCCTTGACGTGCTCGGCCAGCTTCTCGGCGACCTTTGTTTGGCAATCGCACTGCATGATGTCCTCCAGAAACAGGAAGCCCCGCATCATGGCGGGGCAGGGTTGTGGTTGAGCCCCGTGCGGGGAACGGCTGAGCGTCAGTCGTAGCCGGGGTAGGAGAAGTCGTCGGCGTCGCAGTCGATCACCAGCTTGGCGCCACCGTAGTACAGCGCGACCATCAGCTTCTCCCAGTCGCGGTGCCACACGCCCATCTTTCGACTCATGATGTCGCCATCGACCTGAGCGGCGTAGACCTCGCCAACGTGATGTCCGCCCCGGGTCTCGTTATCGCGGGCGCTTATCGCCAGCATGTTGTCGAGTCGGTGGACGCTACGAGCGCTGTAGCGCGACTCGCCGGGATCCTTGTCGAAGTAGATGCGCCAATGCCCGTCGACGTGCTCGGATTCCTCGATCTCGATGCGCGGCGCCTCCCACCCCTCGTGCATGGCCTCCTCGGCATGCTCCTCGACGAAAGCCTCCAGAAGCTCGCGAAGGCTGACGAACTCCGGCATCTGCATGTCCTTGATAACTTCGTCGATGGCTTCGTGGGTACGGCGTACCATCTCGTTTCCGACGCCGGCCTCCGCCCACTTCTCCTTCATCGCGTTGGCGATCAGGCTGTTGTAGCGGGTCAGCTCTACCATATCGCTGACGTTGCCGGGCATGGCCGCCTTGACGGCCTCTTTCACGGCCTTGCCCATGTCGCCATAACTGCGAAAGGCGTCGTCGATCACGCTGGCAAACATCTTCTCGACGTGCTGGTCGATGATCTCTTTTGGACGCTCGCTGGCGGCGAACTGGGAAACGCGGTCGTGGAGCAGCTGCTCCAGGGTCTGAGCTTGCTGGGCGGACATGTCGCCTCCTTGGAATGGGGTAGTTGGGCCCTAGCCCCCGGCGATATTCGGGAACCGGGCGAACGGGATCTCGCCGTTGAAGTCGTCGAAGCCGCCACCTCCGCCTTGCGGGGCCTGGTTGGGCGGCGGGGCGCCGTAGCCGGGCGGCTGACTCTGAGGCGGCGGCCGGCGCTGCTGCTGGCCGCCCTGGCCGTAGCCGCCTTGTGGCTGGCCGCCGTAGCCGCCGGCCGACTGCCCCTGCTGGTCGCCGCGCGAGTCGAGCATCTGCATGTCGTTGGCGACGATCTCCGTGCTGTAACGGTCCTGGCCGTCCTGCCCTTGCCACTTGCGGGTCTGTAGGCGGCCCTCGATGTAGACCTTGGAGCCCTTGCGAAGGTACTGCTGGGCGATTTCGGCCGTCTTGTTGAACAGCACGACGCTATGCCATTCGGTGCGCTCCTGGCGCTGGCCGCTCTGGCGGTCCATCCAACTGTCGGTGGTGGCCAGCCTCAGGTTGGCGACCGGGTTGCCTGAGGGCATGAAGCGCACCTCCGGATCCTGCCCCAGGTTGCCGATAAGGATGACCTTGTTGACGCCTCTGGCCATGGTGATTCCTTGTTGGCGGGCGGCCGCGCGGGCCGCCCTGGTGGTGGGTTACTGGCCGCCTTCGGCCTGCTGCTTGAGCGTTGCCAGGCGCGCCTTGTAGGCCTCGTTAACCACGCCGTGGTCGGATTCCGGCACGTGGCGGGCCAGGTCGATGGCCTCGGCCATCTCGTCCCGGGTGGTGGCCTTCTTGATCTGCTCGCAGACGTAGGCGCAGGTGATCTCGCCGCCGGGGCCGGCGCCCTCCGGCGGCGTGTCGTCCGCCTTGGGCTCGGCCGTGGTCTCGTAGACCTCCCGGGCCTGGCGTTGCTGCTGGGCCTTCTGGCGGCGCTGGGCCAGCTTGTCGCCGACCCGTCCGGCGGTACCGGCGCGCTGCTGCTGGCCGCCGTTGGCGGGCGCCTGCTGGGCGGGCTGCCCGGCCTCGGGGGTGATATCGCGCTCCTCCTCGGCCATGCGGATGCCCTTCAGCTCCGGGGTGAAGGTGTCGCGCAGCGCGAAGCCGCGGGCGCGCATTTGCAGCATGCGCTTGGGGTACTGCTGCCAGGGCCCTTGCTTGCCCAGCAGCCCGGCGTCCTTGGCATCGGCCATGCTGAAGGTGTAGTGGGCGACGTTGCCGTTCGGCCGGCGGCGCACCGTGCAGTTGGCGACCATCTGGGCGCCTTCGCCCTCGATCCACTCCTGAAAGTCGGCCTCGGACCAGGCTGGTGCCGCGCGGCAGATGGCCAGCATCATGTCGCCCCAGATGGTGGGCCGGCCGTTGATCACCGCGATGTTCTGGATGGCTTGCAGCGGGCTGGTGATACCCAGCTCGACGCCCGTCTGCCAGGCGATCATCACGTTGCCGGGCTTGCCCTTGTAGTCCTTCGGCGCCAGGTCGCTCTGAGCGATCATGTCGGACATGCGCCACACGTCATCGAAGGTGCGCGGCGTCATGGCCTTCATGAACTGGTTGCGCACCTCGTTGCTCGCCAGCTCGACGTCGCTGGAGGATTCGGCCGCGGCCGGGGCGTGGAACTCCGGCTCCTGCAGGCTCTGCTGCTGGACGGCTTCGGCGGTCTGGGTGTCGGTGGTCATGATTCGCTCCTTTTGACGTATCCACGGATGAGGGCTTCGCGTTCGAACTCCTCATCGGGCGTGCGCATGGCGTAGAGAGGGCTGCCGAGCTGGCGGTGTGTGAGCTGGGCCACATGGCCCAGCATCTCGTCCCAGGCGAGACGGTCGACGCGGCGGTCGCCTTCGATCACGTCGAAGTGCCCGTCGCTGTACTGCTGGATGATGAAGGTCCGCGCAAGCTCGCGGGGCGGCAGGCGAGGCGGCTCGGCAGGTGCCGGCCGCCGCTTGGGGATGACGGTGACCTCGCCCATGTCAGGCCGCCTCCTCGGTCTCGTGTTCGCTCTGGGTAGCCAGCTGGTCCTTCTCGGCCTTGTTCATCTTCCCGTAGCGGATATCGACGTACTCGCTCTCGCCGACCTCGACGGTGTAGGCCTTGCGCTTCACCACCTTGCGGCGCATCACCTGGTCGTCGCCGAAGGTGGCCACCGCGGCGTCGCCCATGGCCTTGAGGATGCGGGCTCGTGCCACCTTGGCGGTGGTCTCCAGGGCCTTGATCTCCTCCTTGGCCTGCTGCTCGACCTTGCGACAGTGCTCGAGCTCGGCCAGGTCGACCATGCTGCCGTCGGTGCCCGGGTAAAGGCGCTTGAGCAGCTCGACGGCCTTGGGGTGCTCGACATCGATCTCCGGCAGCTCGCCGCGCTGGATGGTGGCCCACAGCTCGCCTTCCAGGGCGATCAGGTCATCGATCAGGTCGTCATCGCGCAGGATGGGGTACCAGCGGGTCTCCCAGCCGGCGATGGTCACCACCAGGAAGCCCCACTCGTAGCCGGTGACGGCCAGTTGGTGCTGTACCTGAATGAAGTAATCCTCCGGCACCTCGCCGGTGGTGCACAGCCCGCCGGTGGTGTGGACGTTGTCCGGCTTGCCCCAGCCCTTGGCGAACTCGACGTTCTTGAGCTCGGCCACGCCAGGCCCCTTCACCGTCTGGCCCATGACCAGCTCGAGCCAGGCCGACTGGGCATCGGTGACGCCGACAATGCGGCGGTCGATGTTGGCCAGCATGAAGGGGTGCTCGGGGTGGGCCAGCATGCAGTTGAAGTTCTGGACATTGAGCCCGGTGAACTCGGCGAAGCGTGACGCGGTCACCGGCTCCATGACGTGGCCCATGGCCATCTTCTGACGGCGGCGGTAGTTGGCGTCGGCGTCGTCGGCGGCCAGCCCCAGCTTGCGCTCGGCGATCTCGAACGGCGTGCGGTGCTCGCTGGCCCCGACGGCTGCCGCGGCCTCGCTGGCCCCGATGCCCAGCCCGCGCAGCGACAGCCAGACCTCCTCGGGCATATCCAGGGTGGCGACGCGATGGTTGGTGATCAGCTCGTGCTTTGCTTGTTCAATGGTCATGCTCATGGTGCTATCCTCGTTCGGGTGAATCGATATCGGTTGTCGGTCACTGCAACGGGCCTCACTCCAGCGCCTACTGGGGTGGGGCTTTTTCATGCCCAGGCGCGGGCTTCCAGGCTGTCGATGTAGGCATCGATGCGTGCCTGGTCTCGGCTTTCGCGTAGGCTGGCTTCGTACTGCTCCAGGATGGCGTCGTCGTCGGCGTCGGTGAGCTTGGACAGCAGCCAGCCCGCCTTGTAGCCGCGGCGATCGTAGACCTCGTACTCGTTCTCCGGACCGCTGGGCGGCTCGAAGAAGCTGCCCGGGTCGGCCGGGGTGTAGCTGGTGACATCCACCAGGCAGGGGATGCCAGCGATACGGGTTTTCATCATCACTGCCTCCAGTTAGAACTGGTCCAGATGGCGAAGGCGATAACCAGGCCTGCCACCACGATGGCTTGGGGCGTGCTCATGTCCTGAGCGGCCTGAACAATCCAGATGTCATCCATGGCTACTTCCTCGTCATGAAGGCGAGCACCACAGCGGTCACGATCAGCGCCATGGCGATGCTCAGCCCGTGGTTGGCGATCAGCTCGACCATTACGCCTCCCACAGTTGCAGCAGCGGCGCGGACTGCCCGGCGTAGCGACTATGGAAGTCAGCCCACCGGCGGGCGTTGGCCTTGTCCTGTGCGCTGCGCACCTTCTTGGGATCGAAGGGGCGGCTGGCGATGATGGGGTGCTGTGGCCCGGTGACCACCACACCTCTTGCGCGCCGCTGGGCGTCCAGCTCAACGCGAACCGGGCTGCGTCGTCTCATGACTGCACCTCATTGCCTCGGAAGTAGGTAAAGACGGCTGCCCCGGCCCCGGCGATGGCGAACATGCCGACGAACAGGGCGATGGAGCCGATGGCTCCGGCCAGGGCCGGGTCGATGTAGTGGGCCAGGGCGTTGGCGATAGCGGCGGCTGGGTTCATTGCCAGGTCTCTTTCAGTTCGCGGGCCAGCGCCATATCGCGTAGCCGCTGATCGATATCGATGCGGCGCCGATACGCGCGGGCCGCAGCGCGGTCGAGCTGTTCACGTCGCTCGTGTCGGGTAACGGGGCGGACGGCGCCGCCCGGGGTTGTGGTGGCCATACGGCGCCTCCGGG